CGATGTACAGGCCGTCTGCCCGCTTGGAGAGCTTGCGGTTGGTGCTCACGGTCTTGAGCATTGCCCCCTTGTAGCCCGCCGCCGCCACCTGCGCCCAGTCGATAAGGCCCTGATACCGGCTCACATCCACAAAGCGATAGGGTGGCCCGCCCTGCCAGCCGGTCACAGCCTCTGCCCCGGGGGGTTCGTGAGGTTCCGGTGCGGGCTTTACCTCCCCGGCATCCTGCTTGTCCCCCGGGCCAAAGAGAGCCCGCACCAGCTTTTCCAGCAGCTCCAGCAGTTTATCCATTGTAGTAGTCCTCCCCCGTGATCTCCTTATACTGTTCTTCACTGATCTCGCCGTTGGCTATTCGCTTTGCCAGCTCCCGCTTGACCCCGGGGCGGCGGCTTGCAGGCATCTCTGCCCATGTTTTTGTGCCGGCGACCAACCTGTTTGCCCAGATCTTGTCCATTTTGAAATCCTCCTTACTTGTTGACGGCGGCGTCCAGCTCGCACAGCGAGTCCTCGATAGTCGCCAGCCGCTCCTGTGATTCCATGTCCTGCTCACACAGGGCGTCCTCCATCTCTGCGGCAGTCTTTGCCAGCTGCTCCGCCACGGGTCCGGTCTTGTCGGTCATCCGGTAGTGGCGGTCGATCTCGTACCAGTCATAGCAGCGCCCCTCCGCGTCCTCCGCGCTGCGCAGCTTGCGGATGACCCGGAAACTGTCGGTGATGGTCTGGTCGGGATACTCCCGCTCAAGCTGGTGGTAGCCGGTCAGACCGGTGTGAGCGTCGCCGACGGTCTTGAGAACTTCAGCGCCGCCCTTTGTGCCAAATACATACTCCATGTCAGGCTCTCCTTTCTTTATATAATGTGTACTCAATCATTTGGGAGTTCCTGGAGGCGGCAGCCGACGTACCCGTCATAGCCCGACGCGGTGACGTAGCCGACGCAGAACAAACCATAGCCGGAGTAGTGGCTACAGTCACCACCAACGTAGAGGCACGGGGACGACGAGCCGAAGCCCCAGTAATCGCACGAGTACGTTGTGTCACTACCGGACGCGGATGTGGGGATAAACACCGGGAAGCCGCCGTTTGTCTTGACCCTAAATGCGGACGGCCAGCCATTGGACGGAACGCCGACCGCCGTGCCATTGCTGCTGTCGCTGAACTCGGAGGGATTCAGGATGATGTTCAGGCCGTTGCCGTTGTTGTAGCAGCCATCGCACCAGTCCAACACGTTATCCCACAGGCCCTCGATGTTGCGGTACTGCGTCCCGCAGCCATAGGTTGTGCGGCTGCTCTGGGTCGTACCGGTGTGGTACGGCATACTGTCGGTGTAGCCCATCGGCTGCGGAGAGCTGTTGTTGCCGCATCCATAGCCGATTTTCGCCTGACTGTTCCAGTCGCAAAATTCGACGATATAGAGCAGCCAGAGCGTAAACCTCATAGCAAAATCGCACTGCCAGATGGTTGAGCCGAGATTGTGGATGCCGGAGCGGGCCGAAGAGCGGGTCATGTTCGCCCTGGGGCTGCCGGTGCCGCTCTTATAGGTGCTGTTGCAGTGGTATCTGCCGATGTACACCACGTCCCGCTCACCGTGACCGTCGCCTCTGTCCATGTGGGCGGGGCTGACGCTGTAGCCCTCCACCGCGCGGTCGGCGATCTGAATGCTCATGCCCCTGCCGTTTTGGGTCAGCTTGTACCAAAATTTCGGGATGCTGACCATCGTGCCGCCGGTGCGCTCGCTCTTTACCATGCCCGCCCAGGGCTGTAAGTTGTCAAAGGGACTGCCATAGCTGCTTGCGCCCGCGACATACGGCACAGGATCGGTAAAGTCTGCCGCCTCGTCGGTGCGGCTCCACTTGGTGGTGCTGGTGCCGTCCCAGCTTGCGCCGTAGATGTGGGTGTATGCAAGTTCAAGGGGATAGTCCTTGTACTCGCTCACCTCCAAGCTGCCCTCGGCGGTCTCGTCGCCCAACGTGGCCGTTACCGTCCACGTGCCAGCGATGGGCAGATACAGCTTGATGCTGCCGCTCTCCGGCACCGTGCCGGAGACGGTCTTGTCCCCGCACTGGGCGGTGACGGTGCTGCCCGCCTTAACCGTGACGGTCAGGGTGTAGTAGGTCAGGGTAAGGGTCTTGGTGCGGCAATACTCCGCCTGCATTGTCTCCGTGGCCACGCCGGTGCCGAGCGTGGCGGTGACCTCCCACTCGCCGTCGTGGGGCAGGGCCGCAGAAAAGCTGCCGTCGGTGGCCGTGCCAGTTACCTTTTTGTCCCCGCTGACTGCGGTGACGGTGCTTCCCGCTTCCGTCTGCACCACCACCCGGGGCAGTACGATGCTGCCTACAGCCGCAGCGTCCGCAGCAGCGCCGGAGATGGTGAGGGTCTTGTCGGTCTCGATTTTGATAGCGTTGATGCGGTCGCCGGTGGCTTTGGCGTCTGCGGGTGCGCCCGAGATGGTGAGGGTGGGGTCGGTGGTGACGCGGCCCTCGGTCTCCTTGGCAGCCGCCTCTGCCCGCTTGGCAGACTCCGCAGCGGCAGCTTTGGAGCTTTCAGCGGCCTCGGCCTGCTGCGTGGCAGTCTCGGCCTGCTGCGTGGCAATGCCTGCCTGCTGTTCCGCAGCCTGAGCAGAGGCGGCGGCGGCTTCCTTGGCCTCGGCGGCAGTTTTGGCGCTGGATGCGGCCTCCTCTGCCTTTTGGGTAGCGGTGGAGGCAAAGCCCTCCACATACTCAAGGCTCTCAGCCATAGCCTCCCGCACCTCAACGCCCCGCTTTGCCTTGCGGATGTCGTTGATGTTTTCTTCGAAAGTTTTGTTCACAGGCTCTTTACCTCCGTAGGCTCGTCATAGATGACGTCCTCATCAAAATAAAAATCGTCCCACAGCCAATCTGCGCCCGCGTAGGCAGTGGCATTGTACTTGTAGGGATTGCAGGTGCCAGTGATGGAAAATGTGCCGGTATGCCGGTCTCTGCTCTGGGGCGACACCGTCCACAGACCCACCCAGAAGTTGGCCGGGTCCTCGTCCAGTACGCAGCGCAGCCACTGCCCCTGCAAGGCGTTTTCGAGGATGCTCTGCACCTTGCGGCGCTCATCCGACGGAGCCTTACATTTAAGGTCAAGCCGGATGGTGCGCTGGAGGTAGTGCACTTTGCCGTCAACAGCCCGGGTGAGGTCGAGCAGGAAATCGCCGCCCGGCACTTGCACAAGCTTTTTGTCCGGCTCTGCACCGGAGATGAGCGGGCTGCCAACCAACAGGTAAAGGCCGAGGTCGTCCAAAGTGTGCAGAGAGCCGATTTTTGCCCCCATGAGCTTGCCCATAAAAATCACGCTCCTTTACATAAAGCCCTGCAGCTCCATGGGCAGGCAGGCGGTATCGTCCCGCTGCCATGCCCCGGAGGCTGTCTGTCGGTATCCGCTGCCAAAGGTCACACCGCTTTTGGACGCCGTGACGTCCCGCCGCTGGGCCAGAGCGCCGGGGAAGAGGATGGAGTAGGTCTTGCCGTTCACCGGCAGCACCGCAAAGGCTCGGCCACTGCCCCCGGCAGCAGCCCACGCTGCGGCGTCTCCGTCGTAGGTGAGCAGCACCGCCGCATAGCCGGAGAGGTCTGTGCTCGTGGTCTGGGCCGCAAAGGTGGAGCCCGACCAGCTTTGCAGCTCGGTGCCGTTTTTTACGCCGGAGAAGGTCAGGCCGTCCGTCCCGAAATGGATGTTGGCCGTGATGCTGGCGTGTCCAACGGTCATACCGGAGGCGGGGGCGTAGTCGATAAAGTCGCTGGCCGTCTTGCCCGCCTGCGTGGTGTCCACCTGTGTGGCGCTGGCATACCGGCTGGTGGATGCCGTCTTTTCGGAGAGCTCGTTGGTCACGCCCAGATTTGCCACGGCCCGGTCGGTGAGGGTGCGCCGGGTCATGCCAAAGGTGTACTCCTTCTTTTCCGGGTGGTCGAGCGGCTCCACCAGCTTGGTGCAGAGCATGATCACGTCGATGCTGTGGGGCTTGCTGATGATATGGGCAAAGCTGGCAAAGGTCAGCCGCTCGGTATCATAGCCCGCGTCCACAAGGTCAACGGCCTTGACCTCATAGCTCATGGTCATGAGGTCGTTCTTTTCCAGGTCCTGCACTGCGGCGGCAAAGGTGGCGTCGCTGCTGTCCGTGTCAAACTCCCTGATCTTGGAGACCACGCCAAACTTTTTTACGGCCTCGTCGTTCTGGATCCACCCGTACTCCCGATTCCAGCTGTAACCTTTTTTCGGGAGGTACTTATCAACGGCGCTCTGGCTCGTGCCGTTGATGCCGTAGCGCTCTTCGTGGGTGCCGGTCGTCACAGTAGTCGAGCCCCACTTAAACCAGAGGAATTTGTACTTCCACTGGGTCTTGGTCTCTTCGACAGTGTGCTTGTTGCCCATCGGCCAGATGCGGGTGAAAAGGTCGTTGGTGTCGGTCTTTTCGGTGAAATCCAGCAGATTCACGCCATATTCGATGTTCTGGGCGGTCTGCCGGTCAGCCTCGTATGCCTGGTCACAGTAGTTGAGCACGTTCATGCCGGTGGTGGAGTTATAGGTGCAGTAAGCGTAGCCGCCGTAGGTCTTGAGCACCATTTTGCTGATGATGTCCCATGTGCTTCCGTAGTCCTCACCCACGCCGTACTGGTTGCGGTCACCGTAGCTCACCACAAGGTCGCCGAGGGCGGCAGTCACCCTGCCCAGCTCAAACTTTTTCATTTTGTCGTAGCTGGTCTGCTCCTCGTAGCCATTGCCGCCGGAGATCTGGGAGTTGTGGGCTTTGATGAGGTATTCCAAAAAATCTTTCAGCTTGCCCTCGTAGTTGAAGGGGGTAATGCAGCTGTCATTGAAATAGCTGAGAGCTCCCTCGCAGTAGATGACCCGGCGGTTGAGCCAGTCGGCTTCGTGACTGAGCACCCGGCCCCGCCATATCTCCTTGCCGTCCTGATGCACCGCCACAGCGGTGGACATCTTCTGCATGGATTCGTAGCAGGGGTGGGTGCGCAGCATGGTAAAAGTAAGGCTGCCGCCCTTGCTCACCTCGCGGGTGAGCTTGGGTGACAGCACCACAGCCTGCCGGTTGCCCGGCTGATAGACGGTCAGCTTGTTTTCGGGGTCGCCGTAGGGATACGCAAAAATCTCGTACATCTCAGTTACCCCTTTCTGCAAGCATCTGGATATGGCCCAGCTGGTCGTTCATGCCCGGGGCGAGAGCGCCCACAATGGTGCCGTCGTCCAGCACGATCTGCTGATTTGCCACGTCGGGCAGATACTGCTCCACTACGGTGCTCAGCTTTGCAAGTTGGGCTTGTATCTCTGCCTGATATTTGGGGACGGAATTGTTGTTGGGGTTGTAGGTAAAGGGGTCGCTGCGGTAGTCGTAGCCCGCAAAAGCCCGCTCGTTGCCGTACCAGTAGGCGTCCTGAATGTCCAGATAGCTCATGGCGCCAGACGGGGCGCTTTCTGCCGCAGCAGACGAAGACGAGGACTTTTTGCCAAACTTTTTGCCGAAGAGGTAGCCGATCCAGCCGATAGGGCCGGTGGCCGCCAGAAGCGCGCCGGAGAGAAGCTTGCTTCCCAAAGAGCGCTCTTCGCCAGAATCCTCGCGGGCGCGGGCGTTCTGCCCCATTTTGAAGCCTACAACGCCCTCTGCGATAACGGCCAGCACGGCAAGGCACTCCGGGAAGAAAGATGCTGCTCCGCCCGCTGCAGACGCAATGGCCTGCCCGGCCCCGGCTTCACCGGCAGCCGCCGCAGCCTTTGTACCGCCGCCGAACAGCTTGAGGATGCTGCTGACGATGCCGCCGGAGCCTCCGGTGCCGGAAAGGCCCTTCATGGCGGCGGCAAAGCTCTGCACTTCTTTGGTGGAGCCGTTGACCGCCGGGGTGATGCCGTTGCTGAAAAGGCCTGCAATGCTCTGCAGCGCCCCCTGAATGCCGCCCTGCGCGTAGTGCTCATTGATGGCGGTCATTGCATCGTCTGCCCACTTCAGGACGGTGTTTCGCTGCTCTTGCGTCACCTGCCCGAAAATGACCTTTACCACATCCCCGGCGATGGCCTTGCCGTCTTTGTTTTTGATGTCAGTAAAGAGAGACTTCACCAGCCCGAAAATGCCTTTGTCAGACTGCCCTTGGATCTCGGAGATATACTTTTCGGTGCGGGAAAGCGCAGCCTGAATGCTTTTTTCGGCCTCTTCGGTGTCGGTCTTGGTATTCTGGAGCACACCGTCGATATAGGTGTTGATGGTTTTGGTGGTCTGAGCCACGCCATCGACGATGTTTTCTTCGGTGATGGTCTCGGTCTTTTCGATGTGCTCGGAGCCGTCGGCGTATTTTTTGGTGACCTCCTGGATCGCTGTTGTCACGCCGCCCTCTACCTTGCTGGTGGTGCGGGTCAGGGTGGCCGCCAGCGTTTTTGACATATCGTCGTATGTCTTTGTGGTTTTGGTCACCACGCCGTTGACCTTGGTCTCCACCTGTTTATAGGTGGTCTCGATGCCGTTGACCATCTCCTTGCCGGTCTCGGTGGTGGTCTCGGTGATGCGGTCTTTGATGCTGCCCGCGCTGTCCTTGACCTTTTCGCTCAGAGTCTGGATGCTGGTGGTCACGGTGCCGAGAGCATTCTGAGCGGTGGTCGTAGCCGTTCTGGAGATGGACGAAATGACCGTTTCGGTAGTGGACTTTGAGCCGGGCTTGCCGCTGGAGGAGCCGGACGGGCTGGTTGTAATGGAGCTTTCATTTTTATCAAGCCCATACTGCTTTGCCATCCGTTCGCCGTACTGTTTCCAGTAATTGGTGTCTTTCTGGCCTGCTTTCTGGTTTTGATATTTGTTATTGAAACCCTCCCAATATACGGCATCCCAATCTCCTTTCGCGAGAGAGATGTCTCCGCTTTTTAGTGCATCAATAACTGCCTTTAATCCAGCAAATGCGGATTTTGCCCGGTCGGCAACATTGGCCAAGCCCGTAACTTCTCCAATCAGGCCGGTCCATCCATCTTTTTTGTAGGCATCCTGTGCCGCGACGGTCATATCGTTGAGTTTTTCAATGACTTTCCCAACGGCACCAGAAAGGTCTTGCGTCATAAGACCCGCCAGCTGGCTCACGTTATCTTTCAACGTGGATACCCGGCCATTCATGGTCTGGCTTTGGGTGTCCATGGCGTTGTAATATCGTCCGCCCTCTTCGCTGGCCGCGATAAGGGCCTGAGACAGAGTATCATAGCTGATGGTCATCTTCTGGACTTCCTGCACCGATTTTCCGGTGTAGTCGGCCAAAACCTGATAGATATTGATGCCCGCATAGGCAAACTGCTTGATGTCGATAGCGGACGCCTTGCCCACGTTGGCGATCTGCTGCAGGTTTGCCGACATGCGGGACAGCTCTGCATTGCCGCCTCCTGTGGCCGAAACAGCGTCGCCCAGAGCCATGATGACCTTGCGGGAGTAACCCGCGTTTTCGCCGGCGCTGATGAGCAGCTGATTGGCCTGTGTCAGGCTCGCCACGTCAAAGGGGGTGCGGGCGGCGTCCTCCTGAATGGCGTCCATGGCCGCTTTGGCCGCCTCAGCGCTGCCCAGCATGTTGGTAAAGCCAGTGGTGTAGCTTTCCAGCTGGGCGTTATACTGGATACCGGTCTGGATAAAATCCTTGGCCGCAGACAGGGCCATGGAGCTTACTTTGGAGATGACGCCGGTAAGCAGGTTGGCTTTGGTGATGGCTCCGGTGAGAGAGCCGCTGGCGGTCTCAGATGCCCCGCCAAACTCCGTCATGCCGATGTTGGCTGATTTCAGAGCCGAGGTGGTCTCTTTCAGTTCGGCTCGGGCAGAGGCCAGAGCGGCTTTCAGCTCCTTGGTCTGCGCAGAGGTGCGCCCGGTCTTTTCAGCCGATTCGTTGTATCGCTTTGTCAGCTCGGCGACTTTCTGCGCTGCTTTGCTGTACTCGGAGCCCAGCTCCGTGACAACTCTTTTGGTGCTGTTCTGCACGTTTTGGATGCTCTGCCGGTAAGCAGAATCATCCAGCGACAGAGTCGCTTCCAGATTAAAGATGTTCAGGGCGTTTCACCTCCTCCGCACAGCTCCGCCAGAGCCTTTGCATTTTCGGCGGTAATCTGCTCCGCCGTGCGGGTGTCTTCTTTGGTGTGCAGCAGGGGGAAATGCTTGGATGCAAGCCCGGAGTAAAGGGGCTGGATGCCGAGATACTGCCCGATGGCGTCGGCCACATAGTCCCGGAAAAGCTGCGCCTCCTGATGCCTGCGCACCTCGGCGCGGATATGCTCCATGATGTACGGTTTGCCCAGCAGCCGGAGCATATCCAGCCGGATGGTGGATACCAGCCGCCGGTAGCCGTCCGCGCCGATCACATCAAGGACTGAAAAAAATCCATGAAATCCACATCCAGGAGCGCCCGGCTCATGGCAGAGGCCAGCACCCGGGTAGGCGGCTGCTCTTCGTCCTTGTCCAGCACCACGAACAGGGGCAGGATGCCGAGGGTGAGGTCTGCCTTGTCCGTGTAAAGCAGCTTGGTCATGTCCACAGCGTTTTTGTTGGCCTGCGCCCGGCACTTTTCCAGCCGCTCTGCGTCCGTCTCCGTGCCGGTCAGTTCCGGCTCGCGGCCCAGAATGTCCATCACGCCGGAGTCTGCCACGTACTTTTTATAAGCCTGCGCGCACTCATAGGTGCGCTTGAGGTATTCGGTGCCGTCGAGATCGATGATATTGCGCATATGTCCTCCTTAGTCCCCGGTCGGGGCCTTGACGATCGAGTAAAATTCCATGGGAGCCTGAGTGGGATTTTCCAGGTCGGCGTAGCCGGTGAGAGTGATCTGCATGGAGCCGCCGCCGCGGTGAGCCGTCTTGAGGCTCAGGCCGCCGGAAGAAAGGGCATTGAAAATTTTGCAAACCAGAAAGCCGCCGCCGATCATAGGGCCAACCCAGTACAGCTCCCTGTAGTCCTTCAGGGCAGCCTCGATGCGGGGGACCACATGGGTGGGGTCGTCCGCATCGATGTCAGCCGTGCCGATGGCCAGCTTGAGCACGTCGGGGCTTGCGTTGGGAGTGGTAAAGGCGATGGTGGCGGTGGTTCCGGTGACCTCATTGCCCTGCTTGGTGTTGGTGGGTGCGTTGTCGATGTCAGCCAGCGTATCCTCCATGCTGTTGCTGTAGGAGATGGTCACGCCGCCCTGCGTGGCGCATACGACATTGGTGCTGTCGATTTTGGGGGCGGAAAGGTCAAATGTGGAAAGCAGATTGCCGGAGCCTTTCGGGATGCTCTTGAACGCATCCGGGGTCAGCACATTGACCGCGAACTTTTTTGCCAGAGTTTCGGGCATAAAGAATCCTTTCTCACGGGATAAGCCGTGTAAGCTCAAAATTGAGGTATTCGCACAGATAGCCCTCGGGCGGGTTGTCGAGCGGCTGCGCCCACGGGACGCCTTTGTGCAAAAGAATAGCGCCGCCCCCGCATTCGATGGTCAAGCTATCTGCAAGGGCCGCGCTTATCTTGTCTTCGGTCTGTAAAATAGGTGTCCGGCCTTTGGCACTCGGGTACCAAAGCCGGGCGTGGAAGGTGCCGGACTCATTCCAGCCGCCGGGAATTGTCGGCTGATAGGTCAGATACGGCAGTGTTGCGCTGGGTGGGATGTTGTCTTCTAGATAGCCCGGGATGCCAAACCCGTTGAAAAAAGTGTTCAGCGCCCGGTTGATGCTCTCAGAGGGACCCATTACGGCAGCACCGCCTTTTTGCACTTCACGGCCCGCAGGCCCATGCCGGATTCTGCCGGGGCGTTGCCCTCATCGGCTGCACTCGTCACCTGAAAGGTCTGCCCGTCGCTCACCCGCTTGATGTAGTCCGGGAAAGCCAGAGGCACACCGGTGTTGACCAGCAGCGTATAGGTGGACGCTGTAGCCGCCTGCTCTGCAACCTGAGCCTCCACGGTGGTGTCGTGGCGCTCTACGGCCTCAAATTCCGGGCCGTCCGTCCAGCCGGACACAAAGCCGCCGACGCCATCCGGCTCATAGCTGCGGGTCTTGAAGCAGAATTTTTTGGTAAAGCTCTGCATCACGGTGGATGCAGTGAATGCGTTGACCATGTCACATCTTCCTCCACTGGTTGATCTCAGATTTATAGCGGGTCTTGCCGTCTGCAGGCAGGCCGTCCGTGCCTGTAGCCATCGTGCCGGACCAGCCGCCGAAGGACTGAGATACATACACGCCGCCGGACGGGAGCGCCTTGTCGTAAGCGTCGATTTTTTCGGCCAGCGCGGCAAAAGCGGGCGGCACACGCATAGGCTGCACCGTACCGTTAAAGGTCTCGGCCATCAAATCGCCGTCCCCGGCTTTGTGTACGCCGTCGTTGAAGATAGAGCCACACACGAGGAAATACTGCCCCGGCACTACCCCGGCGGGAACGGTATCCGGCTCAAAGACAAACTCCCCGGCAATGGGGTCGTCTGACCGGTCAAAGAAATTGTGCGTGTAAACGCACAGCTCAGGGACGGTCATGCAAAGTCACCCCCTTGCAGGTTAGACCGATTCACCCGGGGTAATGGTCTCGACAGCGATACCGTCCAGATACTCAGCAAACAGGGTCACGCCCATAATGGCGTAGCTCTCGGAGGTTGCGGTGCTGTAGTTTGCCTGAGTGTGGAAGCCGATGAGGTTGCTTGCCTCGCCTGCGGTGCGGTAGACCAGACCTGCGCGGGCAAACTCGCTATCCGCAGGATCCACATAGTACATGACGATGTTGTCTACCGGGGTGGCAATAACCTTTCCCTTCGCGATCTCACTGTCGGACAGCAGGAAGATGGTGTTGTAGCCCATGAAGTCCTTGATGTACTGGAAGCCGAACTGGTTCTGCACGGTGATATTGGCATTGCCCAGATAGTCGTACACGTCCATCACGTTGACAAAGCCAACAACGCCGGTCACGGTGCGATGCATGGTCTTGAACTTGTTCTCGACCGCGCCCTTGGCATGTGCCAGCGCCATCTGGAAGGTCTTGGGAGTGCCCTTCAGTGTGCCGGTGTTCAGGAACTTGTAGAACTTATCCGTTACCAGAGCGGTCAGGTCGTACAGGAACTCATCATCGGTCTTCTGCACGGCGACACCGTAGCCGTAATTCTGGATCGCCTCAAGGGTAACAGACTTGCCGTACTTGTCGATGATGATCTTGCCGTACTCCTTCTCCTTGACGGTGTACTTGCTGAACGGGATCTCTTCGCCCTCGCCCACGGTGCCGCTCTGCAGGGTGCCCTGTGCATACTTGCTCTTGAGCACGGTGCCAGGTTGCATCCGGATGGGGCGCATGATGCCCAGAATGGTGCGCAGATGGTCCCAGTTGCGCTGGAAACGGGTCACAAAGTCGATTTCACGCGCGGCTACGGTGATATCGGTGGTCATGGTGATATTTTCTTTTGCTGCCATATGTTATTCCTTTCCGCCGCCTGTAAACAGGTCGGCATTTGCTGCAATGGCCGCCTGGCGCTCGCCTGCGTCCTTGATTGCAAAAATTTGGTCTTTGGTCATTTTGGAGCCGGCGTTGGTGGGCGGGTTGTCCACCTTTGCGCCGGTGGTCGTGGTCGTAGCCACAAAGTCGCCCCAGTCAGCCTTCAGGCTGTCGGCGTGCTTCTTGGCGTCCTTGACGTTGCCCTTTTCGTCCAGCTCCAGCTTGTCGATGTCCTCGCCGGACAGCCGCACAACGCGGTCTGCGTACTTGTCCAGCACCCCGGCGGACTTCAGCAGCTCCCGGAATTTGGCTTCCTTGGCTGCGTGGGTGTCCTTCTGGGTCTGCTGGGCCTTGTAGTCGGTCAGCGCCTTTTCAGCGGCTTCCTTGCCGCCGTTGGCTGCGTCCCGCTCCTTCTCGGCCTTGGCGGTCGCGGCCTTGGCGTCATCCAGCTGGTTCTGAAGAGCGTCCGTTTCGGTGTGCAGCATGTCCAGGATCTTCTTCATCTTGCCGCTGACGTCCACAGTCTCATCCTCCAGAATCGCGCGGAGGTCTTTTCTCTCAAGTGCCATGTGATAGTCCTTTCTGCCCATGCTCGGGCTGCCATGCTTGGCAATAAGGTTTATTTGCCGGACGTGCTGCCGGTGTGGTGCCGCCTGTGGGGCTTGAACCCACGGCCCCCGGATTACAAATCCGGCGCTCTGCCAACCTGAGCTAAAGCGGCATAAAAAAGCGGCTGACGCTGTGCGCCAACCGCTGAGTATTAAATTTTACGGCTTTGTTTCCACGCTTGGCAAAACGTCCGTGTGAAAATAGAGCTTGTAGTGGTACGGGTCGGTATGGGTGCCGGTGATGTCCTCTACCACATACATGGTGTAATCGTTCAGGTAAACATAATTTTTTCGGTAGGTGTTAGGCCCTATTTTGACGGTGCAGACCAGCTCATTGTTTGAGTTGTTGGAGATGGACATGTAACCCTCGGCTTCCATTATCACCTTGTCTGTACGGGCATTGTAAACGGTTAGTTTGCGCTCGCTCTCAAAGTAATCCGCCTGCTTTGCGATGTTGTGATTTGCCTTGTCAGCCTCCGAACAGCCGCACAGCAAAAGCGCCGCAAGCAGCATGATAGATGCGAAAATTTTCTTCATGTTATATCTCCTTGTTTCCTTCTTCCGCGGCGATCTGCCGCAGCTCATCAATGTGATCCTCCACCGCCGGGCGGAGGAACGGGCGAGCTTTCATGCCCCGGGTAAAGTGCCACTTGCCGTTAAAGTCCTTCCAGACCCACGGCGTTTTGCGTCCGTTGTCCTTCTCGGCAAAGATGCCCGTGCCAAGCTCAACATAGACGCTGTAAAAGAGATTCGAACCGATGGTCACGGTCTTTTTTGCAAGGTCTACGGCGTAGGTCAGGCTCTGCTTGAGCGCGCCGCCCACGTAGCCCTCAATGCCAGTGCTGTCTGCCGTGCCGGTGGGTACAAGCAGCTGGGCGTAGTCCTGCACCGTCATGCCCCAGATGGTAAGCACCCGCTCCGCCCACAAGTCCAGTGCCTCATGCAGCTGCGGGGTGTTGTCGTTGAATTTTATGTCGTAGTTAAATTTCATGGTTATTTCTTACGCTTTTTTTGTTCTGCGTTGTAATTGATGCTTCTTAAAATCACCTCGCCGGAGAAGTTATATCTGCTGTCAATGACCTGTTTTGCCGGGATTTCGTTCATTTTGGAAAAGTTTTGAGCGCTGGCGCTCCGGTATTCTTTTGCAGCCGCAATCCAAGCGTCATTGTCCGCAGTAATTCTGCTTTTGAGCTCAGCCGTCATTTTTTTGTCAGGGTGATTCCGTTTGAAGTTTGCAATATCCTGTTTGCTCAGTTCTTCTGTGCGCTTGATGTTTGCATCGATCGTGTCAAAAGCGCTCTGGAGTATATCTTGCGCCCACGCAACCTGTTTTTCGCTGCCCTTAATCGGAAGCGATGCCGCGTTAAAAGCAGCTATTCCTCCGTTGCCCGCTCTCGCAGAGCTGCCCGAACCTCTTTTACTCACGGTAATGCCTCCTCTCGTATTGAAATGGCTTGATTTTGGTCACGTTCCAGTCGAACTCCGCCGGGCATTTGCCGTACCACAAAATACCGCTTGGTTGCAGAACTTCCAGCGCCTTGCGGCAGTGTTTGGCAAAGCACTCCGCTTCGTATGGGTCAGATTGTGTGCCGTGGCTCGAAATGCTCACGATGGCGTTTCTAGGCTCACCATCAAAGCACCAGTCATAACTTTGCTCACCGCACCAGCAGAGCGTAGGAATCACATGGATACCGTGCATCTGCCAGTAAGCAGCCAACCAGTGTTTTTTGTAGTGCATAAAAATCTGCACCGCAAGCGGCATATCGATGTAAAGAGAAAAGTCCGGGGAGCACACAGCCCCAAACTGCTGCAGCAGCGGGATGTACTTATCCGGGTTGTTCCAGAACCGTTCAAACTGATAGTCGTCCTTGTAAAAATGCACGCCTTTTGTGGCCTTGTCTTTGGCCGTCAGCGCATAATTGACCGGGATCCATTCCAGCTTGTCAATGCGGATGTCCGTTTCAGGCTTGATAGCAGGGATGCCATACTTGCCAACGCCCGGAAAAATCATTTTCTCGGTGTTTTCCATCGGCAGAATCACAGTTCATCCCTCCAAACCTTACTTTTTCTTCTTTCTAGAGATGTAGCCAATCCACGCATTGCCCTGTTCAAAAGTAACTCCATACGACTTTGTTGTTAGCTGCATTAACTTGTCCCAGTCGCCGCGAGACATTCCTTTGAAATCAAATGCAACTTTTGGGCCTTTTTCCCAAAATGTTGTCATGTAAGGTTCAGAACCATCACCAGTTCTGTATTTGTTAAGGTCAACGCCAACTTGCTTTTTCACAAAGTCAATGGTTTCGTTGTGTGATTTCTTATATCTCGAATTGTCAACAATAGTCGCAAGCTTTCTTTGCCGTTCTGCTTCAACTTTTCTGTCGTCTGTTATCCAGCGGCCATTTACAAATGATTCAAACTTGTGCTCGTTAGCATTTTGAATACTTGCCATTTTGGAACTACCTGAGCCGCGTTTACTCATTCTTGGCACTCTCCTTTCTTCGTTTGCGTTCTTTTGCCCACCACATCTGTTCAGCTTCCGTGCCGCCTTTGGACTTGTACCACTCGGTATAGGTCATATCGGCTACGGTTTTCTTTACGGCCACTTTGATTGGCTTTCCTTTGGCATTTACCATGCCTGTATCCTCATATGTGACAATGTTTTCCCGCTGCATGGCGTTCTGCCGGGGATACTTGCCCAGTGCAGAGGACAGCACACAGCGGCAGTGGTAAACCATCTCCGGGGCCGCGTTGGGGTCACCGGGGTGCTGTATCTCGTAGCCCATGACCTTAAACGGCTCGTCAAGGTCGGCGGTCTGCTGGTCAAGCAGGCGGTGCATTTCACGGGTGCGGTAGTCGTGGGTGGAGTTCCAGCGCTTTTTGACCTCGATGCCCAAAGCCTGGGCGTTGTGCATCTGCTGCAATGCCCCGGCGTTCTGGGCGCTGGTAAGGGCTGTGATGGCGTTGTTCATGGCCCAGTGGATCTCTGTATCAGCCATACCGTTTACGGCTTGCACGGCGATGTCGTGGACGCTCTTGCCCTGCACGATGCCCTGCATGACGTAGCGGTTGAACACTCGGGCGTCATAGGTGCGGTTGCTCTCGCTCTTGATGCGCTTGTTGGGCACCAGCTTGGGGTTTTCCTTCAGCAGCAGCTTGACCGCTTCGGTGTTGTACAGGGTCAGCCCGAACGTCACGCCTGCGGCCTGTTCCAGCTCGTAGAAAGCCCAGTTTGCGCCAAAGGAAAAGATATTGTATTGCTCGTCCCGGGCCAGCTTGTAGGCCGTCTCTTGGGCTGTGGTGCAGGTCTGCGTGATGCCGTCCAGCTTTGCCCGCATCAAATCAGATTGAAAGACCTGATTTTGCAGCCAGATGCGGTAATTCTCTTCGGTGATCTCTCCCGCATCCAGCTGCGCCCGCTTGCGCTCGTCCAAAGCTCGGTACTTTTTCAGAAAATCGGTGAGCTGCTCCTGCATCTCCCGGCGGGCAGTGCCGTACACCCGAAGGATACGGCGGCGCAGGCGGTTCAGCTGGCGGGTGGAAATTCGGTCACGGTCGGAAATCACGTTTCATCACCGTCTTCGTCCTCCTCTTCGTCCACGGCCTCCCTTGTTGCGCTCTCAGCCATCAGCGCAGCCTTGGCCTGCTCCTTTTGTTCCGGGGTCAGGTTGGGCAACAGGTCAATGGCCATGTCCTGCCCGATGATGGGTGCCTCAGAAATCACCGTTGCGACCTGCTCAGCTGTGTTGGTGATCTTGCTGCGGTTGAATGCCGGCATAGCGTTGTCAAAGCCAGCCAGTGCGCAGATCTGCCGGATAAACGGCTTGATCTGTGCCTCGAAGTCGTCCGCGTTCTGGTTTAGCGGCTCATAGGCTGCATCCAGATGGTCGTTGGTGCTGTCCGCGCTGACACAGTGCACATCCAGACCGCCGAAGTCCTCATACACCCGGGCGTGGAGCAGCTCCAGCAGAGTCTCCCGGGCCGCTACAGGAATCTCGGTGGTGTAGGGGGTGATCTTGCCGCCCTGGCTGGTGTCTGCGCCTGCAATGTGGTACAGATTCAGCTTGACAAGGAACTCCTGCAGCTCGTCATCGGTCATGCCGTTGAAGTTCTCGCACAGCCAGTAGATCTCCGAAAAGTCATGCAGGTCATTGCAGAAGCCGGACATCACCAGATCGGTGTTGTCAATGTAGGCTTTCAGCCCCACAAGGGTGCTCTGGTGCAGGTCGGAGCCCCACAGCGGCACAATGGGAAGAGCGCTGTAGTTTTCGCCCTCCACGCTTTCCAGCCCGCCGCCGGGTGTGGTGACGGTCACGCTCTTGTATGCCTGCTTCGGCGTTGTCTCCTGCATCACATTGCCGATTTTGCTTTCCGTATACTCGGTAAAGCCGTCCAGCTCGTACAGGATATAGTGCATATCCGTGTCAGGATTCAGCCGCCAGAAACGCACACCCGCCTGCAAAAGGCCTGTCTTTTCATCGTACAGGGGCGCGAACTCGGTTAGCTTGAAAATCACCAGATGGTCGTTGTTCCAGAATCCAAAGCTCTCACCGTGGATCAGGGCGAAATATCCGGCTTTCTGGATCTGCTCGTCAAAGTTCTGCCCAAGCTTGCCCTTGTCCACGCCATCGTCCGCAAAGACCACGCCGTTTCCGAGGGAGTATGTGGCTCTCTGCTTGTTGAGCCGCCGGAAAAGATTACTCTTGACCATATCGGGGTGCAGGACATCCTGCTTTGTGTTTTTGGACAGGCGTTTCAGCATCAAAGCGTAAGCCTGCGCGAAGCGTTCAGCCCCCGGGTTTTTCTGGGCGTCATACAGGTCAGCGTCCAGAGCTATCTTGTAGGGCTCGGAAGCGCAGTGCTGCTTCACAAAGCGCCGGATGAAATCAGGCTGTTCCCCGGCGGCTTGCGCCTGCTGGAAGGTCTGGAATGTGTATACAGTGCTCAAAATCAATCCCTCAGTTTCACAAGGCGCTTCGTGCGCACAAAATATCGGATGGCGTCCATACAGTGGTCGTTGACCTTAAGCACGGTGTCGTCTTTATCTGGATCCCAAGCGTATACGCCGAACTCTTCCAGCGTGTGCTTGCAGTCTTTGTAGATCTTCAGCCGCCCGGTCTGCAGCATGGTCTGCACGTCCAGAATGCCGCTCAGAACGTCGTTGTTTGCCGGGGTCTGGGTGAAGCCGTTCTTGCGCAGCTCTGTGATCAGGGGCAGGGCAGAGGGGTCAACGATGATCCTCTCCGGCTTGAGTCCGTTCAGCCACGCCTTGAGGTCTGTGACGTACTCGCCCACGGTCTTTTGCCGCTTCTGCTCGCGCCCGCTGTAGTAGTACTCCCGGGTGACGATCCAGCAGTCTGCCTCGGTCTGCTTCTGGATCAGGAGAAAAACCGTTGCATTCTGGGTTCCAAAGTCGCACGCCACATAGGCGCTTTTCGGAGACAGCTCCGGCAGCACGTCAACAACATGCTTCTTGCGGTCGAACATGTCATAAACAAGACCCTCGGCCACCGTCCACAGGCCCAGAATGTAACGCTGATAGAAAACGCCGCTGTACTGGCTGCGGTATCTGGCCTTGATGTCTTCGGCAAGTGACAGGTTATCGTCCATCGTGAAATGGAGATACATCATCTTGCGGGAACGGCACTTGCGCACCCACTCCAGATAAAACCAGTGCTGTGGGCTGCCCGGGTTGCAGTTGAACCAAAACTTCGACCCGGTGACAGAGCAGCGGGCTGTGGCCTGATTGACGAAGCTCTGCGGCATCAAAGCCACCTCGTCAAAGAACGCCCCGGCCAGCGTGATGCCCTGGATCAGGTCTTGGCTGCTCTCGTCTTTGCCGCCGAAAAAGTAAAATTCGTTGGCTTTGCCGCCCTTGCTGACGGTCATGCAGTTTTCTGCCCGGTGCTCCTTGACGTTGTAGCCACGGGCTGTAAGCTGCTGCTTGAGCGTACCAAGCACGTTGCGCCGGAAGCTGGCAATGGTCTTGCCGCACATGGCAAACTGCTGCCCGCTGTAGCAGGTCATGGCCCACTGGACAAAAGAAAAGCTCATGGCAAAGGTCTTGCCCGAACGGATGGCTCCATCGGCAATGATGCCGTTGTAGCCGCTGTATGCGCTCTGCGGTGTCCACCAGCTCAGGACCTGCTTTTGCCTCTGGCTGAGGACTTTCCAGCGAAAGCCGTTACTTTTCCGCATTGTCGTCCTCTTCCTTTGGCAGCATCTCCACGTCATCCGGCGGGCTGAGGTCTGCGGCGGCGCTCAATGCCTTTATCAAACCATCATCGTGACGCTCTTCCTGCTCCGCTTCTTTCGGCTTATCGCTCCAACCAAAATTAACTTGCAAGCTGAATCTTGCCCCGCCGTTTCCGTCGCGATCATAGAGCCGTTCTTCGGCGTATCTCTCGCATCGAAGCTTCGCGCGCGTTATCGTGTCAGAAAACTCAGCCTTTCCTTGATAGTCAATCAAAGATTGCCGAGACTTAAACCCCAACGCCAAAGCTAGACCGGTGACCGTTTCTGGACGTTCGTCGATTTTTATCACGTTTCCGTATTTGTCCAAAACAGGCTTTCCGGTTTCGTCTTCTAGGACGCTCCCTTCGCAGCTTTTGAAGAACTCTTCGATTTTTTTCTCAAGTTCTTCTTTGCTCTCAAAGACGGGCGGTCTGCCTATCCTTTTGTTTTTGCTGTAGGCCACCGCCACCACCTCTCTAAACTCACGCAAAAGAAAAACCGCCCGGAAAATCCGAACGGTCAAAATATCGAATGTGCCGCCAGCCGGATTCGAACCGGCACCCACGGAATGGATGTGCGCAGTGGTTGGCTGTGCAGTGATGTTCCCGTGGTATCACCAATGTTGTCCCGCCTTAAATGGGCGGCGCTCTGCCTATTGAGCTATGACGGCATATAAGCAGCACCCGTGCATTCAGTTTGACGGACAGGCATAAAACGGTAGGGGGCTGCTGCACCCGGAACTTTCGCGGCCGGATGCCCCGCTATTGCACTCCCCGCTTTCGTCAGATCATGCAAGCACTCCCGGCAGGACTCGAACCTGCAACATGCGGTTTTGGAGACCGCCGCTCTACCACTTGAGCTACCGGAGTATAAAACACCGCCCTTGGACTCGAACCAGCCAGCAATATCTCAGCTGACACGCGCTCCAAACTGCGCTCAGGCGGCCATATAAAACAGCCCTGGTTCTCCGCCAGGGCTGTTGTTCGACGCACATCCCGTCGGGAAGTCTACCCACACCCTCAGGGATTCAAAGCTTTCTCTCATGGCACGGGAGGTTAAGCGTGCAGCTTTGTGGTGGATGAGTCCATGCGCCATACGGTGCGAGGTTACGGAGTCGAACCGTTTCACAAAACTGCTAGCCCCGTTATGTGGCTTCCCAAACCTCGCATAGAAGCAGCCCGCAAAACGGTGAAGGAGAACAGGAAAGCATGAAAACCTGTCACAAGGAAGGGACCGTTCTGGAGGCTGCGTGGCAAGCGGCTACCGCTTAGCGCTGAACCGCTTATTAGAATTTTACATCCAAGCTTGCAGACTTGAAAAGAGCTGACCCCTTCCAAAATCACGCTGTGTTTTCTTGTGCATGTTGTACACTTTTCACGTCAGAAAACTCGTCCCATATCTCGGCCAGGGCCATGCATCCGCGTTTGATTCGCCGGTAGACCACATCTGCCCCGCATACGCCGACTTCTTTTGCGATTTCCTTGTGAGATTTTCCTATGACATAGTGCTCGCAAATTGCTTCAGCGCATTCCGGCTCGGCTATCAGGCAGTATGCCCGCCTGGTGGCCTCGAGACGCAAATTACACAGGTCCGTCTCCATCCTCTGAAGCTGTCGGCGCTCGGTGTCCAGCTGCTCTACAGCGAATCCCACCTTGTCCCCATTGCCACCACCCGCAGGCATCCCGCTCAGGCTCTGGGTGCATTTTTCGGCCACGTCCCGGATGCGCTGTATTTTTTGCTTTTGGACTTCGATAGCAGCCGCAAGGTCGCGGCACTGCTGAAACCACGCCTTGACGGTGCGGTAATCCACGCCGATGTCAGGCTTTGGTATGTCGGTGTCAGGTGTCCATGTGTGGGCCATGTTATCAGCCTCCCATCTCCGGGTCGGGGCACTCCCAGTAGTAGTTCTCGAATGTAATTTCACGATTTATAGTCGTTTTTCCGTTTATAACCTCAATTTCTTGGTTAAACTCCATGCCGCTCTCATATCCATAGAGCCTAAAATCAAGACCATATTGTTTTGACATTTCTTCGTATGGCTCAGATTCAAACGCCCATGCCGCCTGCACTGGTAGAACGATAATGTCTTTTCCGTCCTTTTCGCCAAAAAAGAAATCCTTTCCACACTTTTGAACAAAGTTTCTTCTAGTTCCGGCAATGTATGCTTCTTGCTTTACGCAAACATGAAGCTCGTCATCATCGTAGGTATAGGAAACGCCGCTTTCGTATTTTCTGAAAATCAGAGCATCATAAAGTGGCTTGCCTTCTTCAACGTCAGGATTCCATGCAGCCACACATTCAGTGAGCCACTTTACGATATTTTCTTTTTTCCCTCGGACTTTCAATTTTCCTTCGCACCAGTTTGGCACAATTCATTCCTCCATTTCTTCAATCTCAATTTCCACCCTCGGGTTCTTCCGGTCAAGCTCCACCCGGCTGCCATCGTGGGCGGCGACGATCTTGCTGTTGTCGTCCTCCAGCACCCGGGCTTTTACTAGGATGTCCGTGGTCGCCTCGATGAGGTTTGCCAGATCGACCCGGCGGGCGGTCTTCATGTAGTACACGCACCTCACGTTAACGCGGGCAGAGATAGGGCTGCGCGGCCTTTTGATTTGCCGCAGGCAGTCGGTCTCATAATCCACGTAAGCCTTGCTAGGGGCCACAAAGCGCCCGCCCGAGCGGCTTTTGAGGATGCGGGCAGAGTTTTTCTTGGTGCGCGGGTCGCCGTAGAGGGTCAGCTTCATCTGCCGTCCTCCACATAGTACCAGCTTTGCGGCGGACGTTCGATCCCGAACGCTTCTCCACGGCAAATCAGCTTTTTTGCGTCCCATCTGCGGCAGGTGCAACAGTCTCCGCGATGCGTACAGGGTTGTATCGCCCAAAAATCTTTAAGCTTCACAGGCTTATCGTAAAATTTAAGTTCTGAAATGTGCCAGAAAAACAGATTGTCATGAAGTCTGTTTTTGGATGCGTAACGGTGCAGTTGGAAATATGGCACACATGAATCTTTTGTAAAACATTCATCCAGTCTGTCCTGATATGCCGGATATGGAATATCGACCTCTTCAATGGAATCACAGACAAACTCGCCAATCACCTTGCCGTTCATCTTCTCCATCCCGATTTTGGGCAATTTCATGCTCCAGTCATATGAACGGGTGCAGTAGATGTATACCTTGAACGGTGTGTCAAGTTTTGGGCGGGTTCTTCGTACCTCAAGGGTTTTCTTTCCGCTCAAAATCAGCTTGCACCAGTTAGGTTTGATGCTTATCAGAACAGCCTTCATTTTTTCATCATCCCTTCCATTGCCAGCTGCTCGCACTGCTTTTCAGCTTCCCTGCGTTGCTGGTCATACTCAAACAGCATATCTGCGTACTCATTGCCCACCCGGCGGATGGCCGTTTCCAGCATCTCCGTCACAAGGTCGTGGTACTTGTCCGCGCCCTTGCGGCTGTTCCTGGCAGCTTCCCGGGCTTCCAAAAGGTCGGTGAGCTTGTCCCGCCTGTCTGCGGTGATGTCGCCATAGCCGTAGGCATCCTGGATCTGCTCCATGCTTTCCCAGCCTTCCAGCTCAGCAAATGGGTCAGCTTCAGCCTTTGCCATGCTGCGGGCTTTGGTCTTTTTCTTGACGTACCGGGTCAGCCCGTCCTGCATCACGGCGCGGGCATCGTCCATCGCCTTGCGGACGGCCTTGACCTCCCGCTCCCTTTTGAGCTGGTCGGGCTGGCTGGCCCACTCGGCCATCAGCTCAGATTTGGTTTTTGGTTTCATCTGTCCGCTCCTCCGTTCGCTCCCATGTACTTCTTGCGGCCACGTTCCCGGTGGCGGTCCTCGTGGTCGTAGTGGTAGACCTTGCCTGTGTCCAGCATCTCTCTGGTGTAAGCGGCTTCTGCGCCGCGCTGGCGCTTAAACTCGGCGTACTTGGGGCATGTGTCGTGGCATACCGGGTGCCGTGCAGGGCAGTCTTTACACGGAGTCATCGTCATTTTTCGCGTACCTCGCTTCCAACCGTTGCTTCCAACGGCTCATTTTGGGCTCTGCCTTTTCGCCGCACTTGCTCATAAATGAGTGGTAGTTCAGATTGTCTTCCAGCAAAAGTGCGTCAATGCAGTTCATGACATCGCCGATTTCTTCTTCCAGCGACTCCCAGCATTCGGGGATAGTCTTGGGAGTCGGGTTTGAGTCATCCAGCGCCCGGCGCAGCTTGAGCGCCGCCTGTGCGGCCTCTGCCAGCTCTTCTGCCATCTGGGCGAGAATTTCGCCCTGCGAAAGATGGTCTATGATTTTAGCCATTTTTCAGCACCTCCGTTCTCACCGGTTTGATGTCCCGATACTCGGGGTAATGGTCGCCCGCCAGCTGGCAGGCCCTGAACTCTGCCGCAAACTGACTCGCGGCGTTGATGCGGTATGTAAGCGCCGCGTTCCCGTGCGGGCCGCTGCACTCTACGATGACTTTGTATCTAGGCATTTCGTCCTCCGTTCTGGTTTGCCTACCCAAGAAGCTTTCTTTCTTTTCTGGACTTGAGCATCCGGGTGCGGGCAGCAAGGCAGTGCTTCGCCAGCATCTGCTCACCCTGGGCCTTTTCGATGGCCTTTTTCCACGCCGGGAGAAGCTGGCTCTGCCAGCTGCACTCCGAAATCACCTCGTGGAATGTCTTATAGGCCATCTTATCCGGCACATCCTTGAGCGATGAGTTCGCCCAGATCTCCGCGATACTTGCGCGGTTCTCTGCGGTCTGAGGCCGTCCAAAATAGGCTTCAGCGTCCGCAAGGAGCTTTGTCATCATCTCCACTGTCACGGTTTCACCCCCTTGAAAATATTTGCGTATGCTTCTGCGGTGCTTTCTGTGGCTTGCTTCCCGCGAGGCTGCTCTTGTCGGCGCTGCTCATTCGCTGCCACGTCCCCCGGGGTGCGTATCCCGTCCCGCTGCCAGCCAGACAGGATGCCGTTGATGTAGTTCCACGACCGCTTGCCAGCTTCTGCGGCCTTGTCGATCGCCAGCAAAATCATCTCCGTGCTGTACTCCTGCCGCCATTTTTGCAGTTTTTCCAGCGCCGAACGCGGGAAGTCGCCGATAGCACGTTGGTAATGCTGGACGATTTTTGATAACTCCATATCAACGGCGGCGGTGTTATCGCGCTTTACAACATCTACATCCCCATCTACATCTACATCTCCATTTACATCTACATCTACAGTTATTTTTGTTATGTCGTCATTAACATTGTTATCGTTTGTTATTTTTGTTATGTCTTCAGGCTTTCCCCAGCGCTTTGCCATACCGCGTTTTCCGGCGTTGCTGCGTTTCTTGCGGGTTTCATCCCATTTTTCAGACGCCCGTTTTACGTCGCTGCACATAAATTTCCAGTTGCCCCGCATCCCGCGGTCTAAAAATTCGGGCTCTTCTCCGGTTTTGGCATACCGTGCAAGAGCTCGCATCAACTGCCCAACCTCTGCGTCGGAGTATTCTTCTAACGCGTCGAACCAGCTCAGATACGCCACAAATGACTTTTTATCGTCCTGTGCCACTCAATCACCTCCTTTGCACGCCCGTATAGCCAGATAGCACAGCTCTCGGCTTAGAACGGGAGGTCTTTGCTGTCGTCGATGACCGAGAAGTCGTCTGCGCTGCCCTGCGAATACTCCGGTACGTTCTGAGACTTCTGCGGGGCGCTGTGAGCGGTGTTTGCTTCGCGCACATGATTTTCTGTTTGCTGTTCGAAATCGTGCACAGCGGGCTTCTCTGTGGCCTTTCCGCCGCAAAAGCTCACCTGCGACGCAAGAACCTCGGTAGCTGTGCGGTTGTTGCCGTTCTTGTCTTGGTACTGACGGGTCTGCAAGCTGCCTTCGATGGCGATCATGTTGCCCTTCTGGAAATACTTACAGACGAACTCGGCGGTCTGCCGCCACGCGGTGACGTCGATAAAATCGGCCTTGCGCTCTTCGCCCTGCCGGGTAAAGCTGCGGTCAACTGCGATGCGGAAGCTGCACACGTTGGTGCCGCTCTGGGTGGTCTTGAGCTCCGGGTCGTAGACCAGACGGCCCATCAATGCAACAACATTAAGCATGGGCCGCTCCCTCTTCCTCGGCGTCGCCAGCGCCTACCTCGTAGTCGATGTTGGCGCCCATCAGAACCTCCGGACACTCGGCGCGGGCAAAGTAAGCGGCGGCGCGGTACTTGAGCATCATTTCGGTCATTTTGGGCCAGTAGCTGCCATTCTTGTTCCACCACCCGGCATCCTTTGCCATCTTGACCGTGACTTTCGGACCTTCGACCTTTTCGCCGGTGAGCTTGTCCACGCCGATCAGGCGGCAGCCCCAGTTGTCGGTGTCTTCTTCGCCCTCCATGCGGTAGCGGGTGCGGCCTGCAAACTGGCCGCTGTTGTCGATGAGGGCCTTGCAGCTCTTGCCGCTCCATGTGGGCATACCATGGACGACGTAAAGGTTCTGCATGACGAAGAGGTGAGAAACGCCCATGCGAAGGGCCATCTCGCAGGCGATGGCACACGCACCGGGATTTCCGGTGTAGGTCTGGGGCAAGAAACCCTCGGGAAGCTGCGCCATCGCGGCGGCTTTTGACTTTGCAAGCATCCAGTTGCGCTCGTCAATGGTCAGGCCCTGCACCTTCTCGGCGTAGCTCTGACGGGCAGGGGTGACAGGTGCAGCAGGTGCGGGCATCTCTGCGGGCGGGGTGACATGTTGGTCAAGCATCTCGATAGGGGTCTGGTTCATTTTCTCAGGCATGGTGAATATCCTCCTCGGTAAATTTAATATCGATGATATTTGCATAACGCTTGATGGCGTCAAGCTCGGATTTGGTGCAACGGAAGACGAGCTTCCGGTCCCGGGGTTCTTCCTGGCGAGTGAAACGGGCAAAGAAATCGTCATCGTACTCGTCCGGTGTGTAACCATCGCCGTAGCCAACGCCCGGCTGCACAAGGCTGACAGTGTAGGGGTTCTGCGCCGGGCCTTTGTAGTTGTCCGGCATCCCACGAATGACGGCCTCCCGTAGCATGGTGCGGTACTCGGTCATGTAACAAAAATCTATGGATTCATACGGCTCAGGCATGATTTCTTCGCCGGCAGCGGCATGAACGATGTCGATGAGGCACATGAGCTCACCGACCCGGCGATAAATCGAGTCGATTGTGCGGCGGGTCTCCTGACTGCCCAGCTGATGGCTGCGGGCGAAGCCGGTGAACAGAGCCACAGCATAGTTGACGTCGCTGGTGAGCTTGTTGCCGGTGCTGATGAGTCGGAACAGCACATTGTCGTTCCCGACGTACTGAAAAATGCCCTCGGCCTTGTTGGACAGGTCTTTGATTCGCGCTCTGCGGGCTAACGTCTGACTCATGTGTATCACCTCCCGTAAATCTTGCGGCCCGAAGAATCCAAGACGTCGACATGGTCATAAAGCGGCCAGTTTTCGTCCGCCCAATGCTGAGCCTGCACACTTGATAACACGGGGTCAAAACCGGCAAAAACCAGTTTATCGCATCTGCCAGGATCCCCTTTATGGTAAGCATGGCAGCAGAATGAAGCCTGCTGTTTTTGAGTTTCATCCCGATGGATGTGCCGCAGCCGTTCCGGCTGTCGATTATTCCAGCGAATCTCTGCGGCTCGCATATATCTACCGTTCATATTCCTGCTTCCTTTTCGCATACTGGCCTTTCTTTTTGCAGTAACGGCGAAGCGGAGGGAGACAGTCAACCTCCGCACGATCAATGCGTTCCTGCTCAAAAATGCACTTGTACGGGCGCTTTTTTCCATGGCGCCGGTGTCCAACGGACGACACAAAGCTGTTGGCGGTCTTGTATCCAAGCTTCGCAGCGCACATGGCGGACGTTCCGGCGGCCACTACCTCGCCGGTCTTGGCGCTGTACACGGTGTACCATGTGACATAGTGGATGTAATCAGCCATGTGCGACGTCCTCCGCATCGTGGAGGGCTGTGAGCAGCCCATCTGCCGCCGCGCTATAGACCTCTGATTTTTCCCGGCAGATGACCCGCAGCCAGATGTCTCCCGTGAGCGCGGACTCCGTTGCAAGCCGTGTGGCTGTTTTAAGGTGCTCTTCGGCCTGCTGCCGAATCAACTCTTCCAGCTTCATGCGCCCTTCTCCTCATCCTGCGGATACTCCGGGTTCCGGGCATGGTTGCGGACGATTTTGCTGTAACCGCTGCGCTTATACCGTTTGTTGTCCTCATACATCCCATAAAACGACATCGCCAGCCCGGAAGTAGATGCAACAATAATCCAAGGCGCGGCATATGCAGCCTCGGCGATGTCCCAGCCGCCCCAGCAAACCAGTGCAACGGCCAGCCAGGAGCAGGCCCAACGCACCGCCTGCACCGCGCCGATAATAGCCAGCAGACCTACCGTGCCGACGACGGCGAACGATTTGAGTCTCATTCTCTTGGTTCCTCCTTTGTATAAACTTTTTCGAGTTTGTAAAAGTCCTTCACCCACGCCATAAAACCGGCGCGGGAGATGTCCGGGCAGGGCTCTTTTGTTCCTACGGAAGGAATCGCCCAGCTGGTAAACAGCCCCGCCTGGATCTGCGCTCCCAAGACCTTTTCAGTCTTTGAGATGTTGTTGTCCCGAAGGATCTGGACGCATTCGCCTATCGTAAGACTCGGCTTCTGCATGGCCTGCTCCTTTCTTTCAATTTGGTTTTGCAGTGCTTTTTACGGCTCTGCTTCCGCAAACTCTCCGTTTTTGAGCGTGTACCAGACATTTTCTTTGATGTGGGTGCCGTCTACTTTTGCCATCTTTGCCCACAGCATATTGCCGTCATTGTCGTACTCAGTCAGCACCAGATAGCAGCCAAGAACGCCCCGTGCCTTACTGTGTGCGCCGTTTGCGACTGCGACATTGTCTTTTCCATCTGCTTTTGCACCGCAATAAGCCCCAGTGGCTGCCGCCGTGCTGGAATAGCCGCTGGAACCCGCCGTGCTGGAATAGCCGCTGGAACCC